TGACATTGTCCGTTCCCTGCTCCAACGCATAACACGCAATTCTTAAGGCAAAACAAGTTAAATCAACGACACCCCCACCACTCGCATTCATTGGGTCTATCTGTCTGTTTGTCTTTTGGTCAAAGAATACCAATTCAGCATCCGTCTTGCCTCTACTTACATTAAACAATATTTGAAAATTATATTCGCCAGGAAAACAGGTTTCAAGTGCAAGATTGACAACATCCTCAACTTGAAATTTCAAATGTTCCTGAGTTTCTTGTGCCACCTTTTGAAGGAATACCTGCGACTGCTCCAGTAACTTCAATCTGTTTTGAAGTTCCATTTTTCTATGAGAATAAGATTCTATATCCTTTTGCAACTGAACATCTATTCCTTTACACTGCTGAAACAATTCCTTTATTCTTGCAACTTCCATCAACCCAACTCCTGCTCAAGCTGTTCCCAATCATAAGCGTCCATTAACCTTTTATAAATGGTTTCTTGCCTTTCAATTAACTTGTTTTGTTCATCTTCCAATTCCAACAATTTATTCTTTATGTCCTCTTCATCGTCCGTACCATATGATTTTTTCCATTCCGCTTTTATAGATTCAATCAGACCCTGAGATTTGGCTGATTCCAATTTGGATTTTTCAATGAGCTTTTTTATTTTTTCTACTTCATTAACATTCATTTTCATACTCCTCAATTGTAAAAGTTTTTAACGTGCAAGCGGTTTCAATCACTTCAAGTATTTTGGAAAGTGTTTTGTATTTTGCCCAATAATATCCCAGATGATATTTTGTAATTTCTTCATCTGTTATATTATCTATTTTCTTACCAGTAATTTTTTCAATGTGTTGCTTAATCTTATGTCGCAAGGCAAGAGTTCCAGTAACATCCTTCTTAAAAAGTTTTTTTGTAATTCTTTCAGTTTGTTTATAAATCTTTTCATAATACCTGTTTATTAACCTCATTTCTAAACCTCCAATAATTCATTTAGCATATCAACTATATCTGAATCCAATTTGTTTTGCAAAATTGCCTTCTTTACATTGTCAACAAAATCAAGTGAAACATTTTTTGTGTCATTTAATTTATCGACAAACCGTTCAATTCTCTCTTCCCTTTCATTCTGTTTCAAGATATAAGTGTCGTCAACAAATTGCTCTTTATCTATTATAGGAACAAATTCAACAATATTTTCATCTGTATCAACAAAATAAACTCCACATTGATAATCTTTCATATCGCTTACTTGTCTAAGCAAACAACCGCTATTTACAACATACCTGCCATTTTTCTCATAATGGAAATTATGGTGATAATCTCCTGTGAATATCCATTCCGCATTTGGAAACTTCTCAAGTAGTGATTCGGGAGTTTCACAATCAATATAATCTGGTTTATCTTTGCTTGGAATAGTCAACGTATGCTTGAATATCATTTTTGCATTTTCATTATCCTTTTCATCAAAATTACTTGCAGATATTTCATCATCAAAAAGTAAATCCTGCCACTTACATTCTTTAACAGGTAATATATTTTGACTTTTCAACAAAACACCAATTGCAGATTTTTCAATATTTTCTGAACTGTGATATGGCAAATCATGATTCCCTGCAAGAATATATAACTCACCCAATTCATCAGCCATTTGCTGAACCATTTGAATACACTCAAAAGATGTATCTGAATTGGAATGAAAAATATCACCAACTACAATCACAGGTGCTTTTTTCACCTTGGAAATTCTTACAATCTGATTCAACGCTTGTCTTTGTGTTTCAATCCAATTTTCATCAACTCTACATCTAGGTCTTGTTGCTCTTATGTGCCAATCAGCTGTTATTATCGCTCTCATTTCTTCAACCTCCCTGCAATAAATCCTTCAGGACAAATCATTAAAATTTTCTCCACTAATCCATTATTGAGCCAATGTCTACCTTTAGACCCTTTATTAGATTCGCTTATTTTTCTTTTTGTTTCTTCACTAAGTTTTTTACCTTTATTAGATTCACTCATTTTTCTTTTTGTTTCTTCACTAAGTTTTTTACCTTTATGATAATTCGATATTTTCTTTTTTGCTTCTTCACTATGTTTATACCCTTTATTAGATTCGCTTATTTTAGAATAAACTTTTATTGCATTTTCACCACTAAATCTTATTTGACCGCCATCAGCAATATTATATTCAGCTTTACCAATTTCACGGTATAATTTTATAAACACTTCTTCCAAAAGGTTTATATTTTCTTGTGTTTCAACAATAGCAAGAATTTCCTTAGTAAAATTCTGCAATCCGTATTTTCTTTGAGCATTTTTCAAATAAACTCCTGAACCCATATATTTATCGGTTTCAGGTAACTTATTTTCAGGACATTTTCTTTGTCCGATATAAGTTTTTCCATTAATGTTATTAGTTATGCAATAAATATAAAACATTACACTACTCCTCACACACTCTGATATTCAAGCGATTCCATCACCGCTATATTTCTTTCGGAAGGTTCAATCTCTAAACGCTTACAAAGTCTAATTCTTAATTTATGTTTAATGGTTGTAAAAATAGCATTTGCTATCTGATAGCAAAATGAATTAACCACCATCACAAATGCTATTTTAATCAATTCATTCATTTTAACTTTATCAATCAGAATTGAACCAATCACAACGAAAAATCCGCTTATCATATTGTAAGGTATCGACTCGATAAAATTTGTTTTCATTGACCGCATCTCATTAAAAACAGGTGTTTTGCCTTCATCTATGCTCTTTCTAACCCTATCAAATTCTTTCTTATACTCAGCCAAATCCTTAGATTTTTTCAAAAACAAATAATACATCACATACCCCCCTTTTTTTTTCACACACTCCATTTTATACAATCTTTATATCCTTTAATGTATGCTTTTCTTTTGAGCGTACAAATCAAACCAAAAACTTTTTTATAATCTAGCGGAACGCTTTTCAAGATTTTTTCCAACTCAAAATCTTCACATCGCAAATTATCAGTATCTTTAAGATACTCAAAAGACAAATCTTGAAGTTTATTTTCATTCATTTTCACACACTCCATCTTTCATCTCATAAAAGTCAATATAAAACTATTAAAAAGACAAAATTTTCCATCCGTCCATTTCAATAGGTCTATTACAACAAGGACATATTGCAGGTAATTGTTTTTTGAGTTCGGTGATTTCTTTTTCCTTGATTTGTATTATTGTACAATACTCATCATAATCTTGAAGTTGGGTACTTAATTCTTCCTTTTCTTCACTTATACTATCAATGGAAATAGAAAATAATTTTTTTATCAAAGTTTCCTGCCTTTCAAAAGAAGGGTAAGTTTTTTTCTGATATGTTTGAAAATTCTGAATTGTATCATTCATAAAATTTATTTCAGAAGAAACTTCTTTTATCTTATTGTGTAGATTAAAAAATTCATCTACCGTTTTCTCTTCGTTTATTACAGCATCATGTCTTTCAAACAATTCCTGATATTCGTTAAATTGTTTTATTTGTTCTCTGAGTGTTTCTATAGTGTTTTTATTCTGTTCTATCTTACTGGTTAAATCGTCATACCTAACCAACAATTTTCGAACGCTATCAAGCCAATTATATTTTTCACGCTTGTTTTCAAAATCATGCAAAAGTTCCTCTGTCTGATTTACATCCTGCATGGTTTTTCTACGCTTGTTTTCAACATTGGAAAGAACCTTATCTATAATGTCCAGTCTGACAGTTTTATTAAAATATTGTGCAACCTGCCCACTTGTAAGCGACAATAAAAACGGAGCATCCTGTTGACGCTGAATATTAGTGTCACTCAAAAGCAAAACATTACTCACCTGCTCAGGTATATCAGTCTTAACAACATTTAATTCCTCATTGTTCACGATATACTGATTTTGAGTTTTTGTTCTGCGTCTTGTGACAACACCCTTATCATTTTCAACAGTAACTTCCATCGGTTCAATTTGATTTCCTTTTTTATCAACTGCCCAATGACTTAAAAGAGTATCTGTTCCCAAAGGACGATTATATACCACCCAATACAACCCCCTTAAAATCGCTGACTTACCATTATTGGAAGAACCAATAATGGCGTTTATTCCAGAACTTAATTCCAAGTGAGTATCTTTATGGCTTTGAATATTCTTTATGTCTATGCTTCGTATCATAATATTATTATAGGAACAGCAAAAATTATCTATAAACGCTTTTTATTCTTTGTTTTGATTTTTACAGATTCATTTGTTTCATTTGATTCCGTATCATTCAATCCACCCATAACTTCATCATCAAACCTGCTGTCCGTAACAATACGTCCAATTGAAAGACATTGAGTGCAAATTGCTTCCCTAAATTCCTGTTCACCCTCACGAATCGCAAGCTGTTTCAATCTCAATATTCCGTTCTGCTTTTCCTCGGGTGTCTGATTAAGTGAAATCATACTTGTAATATGAGCTAGCTTGCGAATGTCCTCGGCAATATCTTTTGAATCAACGTTCTTATCAATGCTTGCTCTACCTGACTGTGAAGCTGTGAACAATGCACATTTTCGGGATTGTGCTAATCCTCTTAATCTTTTCCAAATACCATCCAATTGATTTCTATAATCACCTTTTTCACTGGGAGCCATAATGTCGGCATAATCAACAATTATAACATCTGGTACATACTGTTCTTCCTGAGCAAGTTTATCTAACTTTATTTGAAGTGATTCAACTGTTAGACTATACGCTGGAACAGCAAGTATTCTAATGTCACCCCCACGAAACAACCGTCTAAGATTTTTCTGCTTGTTTTCAATACTTTTAATTGACACCGCCTCACGTGAAATTATTTTGTGCTTGATTTGCCATTTATCATCTTCCTCACCCTTATAAAAATAGGAATAACTTATTTCATCCTTACTTTCGTTTAACTGCCCTGTCAATGCTGTCCAATATCTTTTTGACATCTGGTGTTCACTCATTTCCAAACTAACATGAAGAACTTTAAGACCATGCTGAACCGCAACAATACCAGCGTCAATTAAAGCAAAAGTTTTTCCTCGTTTCATTGGAGCAAGGTAACTGATAAAATCTTCCCTATGAACTTTTCCAACTATAGCACCATAAGCACCAGGGAACTCAAAAAGCAATTCATCCTCCTGAGTAAAGCTGTTCACAAGTGCTTCCGTATTATGCAACAATGAAACCGCCTCCCCACTGCTTTTTTCAACGCTCTTATATTTTGTAATTGCATTTTCAGCCTTACCAACATCACCGCTTGCCAAATATGCGTCCACATCCTCAGAAAGGTTTTTAAGGCTTCTTGCCTTCAAATAATTTATCGCTTCCTGCAATGCAAAATCATCATTGAAAGTTCTTATGTTTTCATAATCCTCACATACCTTTTCCACGAAAGACAAAATGTTGTCCTGCAAATCCTCATCATTTATCTCCTCACATTTCGCACGGTATAATTTGAGTATGTCCTTTCCTGGTGCTTTTTTGAAATTATTATAAAACTCCTTTATCCATGCGGAAACTGTTCTAGCGTATTCAATTTCAAGTAATCTAGGATTCAATATTGGACAAACTTCACGACAAAACTTTTCCGAAGTTATCAAGCCAATTAACAAGTCACGCTCTGAAAGCGTATTTAATTTTTCCCTCTTCATACAAACCTACTTAATATATTATTTGTTCACCATAAGATGTATCGTATAAGCAAAGCTATCTAGAATTAGAATCGCTTTACCTGTTCCTTTACAAACTGGACATTCTTCAATTCCTCTTGCACGACTTGCCATCATAAAATACACAGGCACATAACCTTTACCTTTACAATTTCTACATTTCTTTTATCTCCTTTGGAAGTACAATTTCTTTCCACCACACAATGTCATCAAGACAGTATTTTTCGTCATCATAGTCAAATACTAAATTAACACTTAGGTCTCCGTTGCAACCTTCGTCACAATTTCCTATTGCAGTAACTCGTCTTTTATCTTTCATAATGCAGATAAAATATCTGATACTCCAATCTTCTAAAATCAAGTCATAAATATCATTAACTTCTTGTTTATTCCATTCATTAGCCTTGTTGTAGCCGAACTCTGCACCTTCTTGAAAAGCGTCAGCGATTCCGTAATGGTCTACAAAAGACGACATCTCATATTCTTTGATTGCATATTCTTCTGCTTCTTTCTCAAACATACATTCCCCCCCACTATAATTTGTGTAAGATACACCTTTCTTTATGTCTAAGTAATAATTTGTAATCATTAAATATGTTAACAGACTCATAATTTACTCCTCCGTATATTGTGGTATCTCACACCATGCGATAACTTTTCTGTTGATTCTTACTAAAGTATTTGATTCTCCTCCATCCCAAGGCATCAACCATCTGAACCATGAAATTTCTTTTTCATCGTAAAACAAAATTTCATAATCAGTCATATCATTTTTAGTTGGATGAATAACTTTACACAAATAAGGTTTCGTATAGTCAGTTGGTATTTCATGGTAATGCCATTCATTTGCTTTACTATAGGCAAACTTTGCACCGTCTTTGAAAGTCTTTTCAATTCTCTCTCTTATATCAATTATATTTCCCTCATAATCTTGTACTTCAATTATGCGTTCATCGGGAAAACTGATATAGGTATTTTCATCTTTAATTCTCGTTCTATCTGCATATTCTTCTGCTTCTTTCTCAAACATGGTTTCCTCCTAATATTTCTTGTGCTATAGAATCTAATTGCTTTTTTATATTCTCTACTGCATCATGTAACTTTACTTCAATATGTGCAGTATCAATCCAACCTATACCAGACTGCCCTTGTCTGCCTGCTTTAAGTCCTGCAAGAAAATCATTTAGTCTTGTACAAGTTTTACAATGCACATAGTTTCTATCTATATCATCTTGACACTTACCATTACAGATATATTCTTCTGCTATTTCTTCATCTGCCATATCTACTCCTCACAATCTTCAATCATCTTCAGCTCCTTTCATTAAAATACTGGTATTTCAACATCGTCAACAATATTTCCAGTTATCTTACAAGCATCATAAAAATCATCCTCATTAAAACACTGGACAAAATCCATGTTCATTTCATGTTTCCTGCAAGCATCCTCAACAAACCACCTCCACGGAGCATTATTGTCCACGGACTTCTCTATATTGAGTGTTGAAAGTGATACGCTTATTTTATTTTCTTTTAAGTACCTAGCAAACAAGGCTGGTAACACTTTTCCTCCGCCT